CAAGATTCTAAAGAGCAAGCTCAAATGAGAGAACTATACCCGCAACTTGAAAAATCAGTACAGACCATTCAGGCAGTGAGCAACTTCTACTGGGTTCGTGGTGATATCAAACAGCTCGGAGTTGTAGCAGTTAATGCGTAAAGATTTCAGCGACGTTGAAATCGGGTTTATGATCCTGGCAATAGCAGTAGGAACTAGCTTCCTGCTGCTAATGACAGCAATATTATTGAATTAGTTTTCGAGCCTCAAGTAGGGCTTCGGCTCCCTGCTTGAAGTGTTGTGTTGCCTCCGGACAGGTAGGGTCCTATGCCCTGCCTGTCCACCTATATTGAACTAATTTCGGGGGAGTCGGGGATATGTCTACACGAGAGGAAAGCATGGTTCACTTTCCTGGATATGTCCTCGACTCATTTCCCAAACCTTAAGAAAGGATAACCATGACTGCAAACGTAGAAACCATGGCGTATGCTGGTGAAAAGCCTTGGCATGGAATAGGTACTCAGGTCTCTGAAGAGCTGATGCCTCTTGAAATGCTTAAATCAGCGAAACTAGATTGGAAAGTAATAAAGAAGAATGTGTATTTTGAGCATGATGGACGTTACATTCAAGCTGATACACGAAACCATGTTTTAGTTCGTAGTGACAACAACAAGGTCCTTGGACCGGCTGGACCTGAATATGTTCCCTTTCAAAATGAAGAAGTTATTGATTTCTATACGAAATTCTGCGAAGCTGGTCACATGACAATGGAGACCATGGGGTCTCTAAACGAAGGACGTCACGTTTTTGCCTTAGCTAAATTAAAAGATTATTTTGTTATCAAAGGTGACGACAAGACTGATGCCTATCTTCTCATCTCTCATCCACATGAGTGGGGAAAAGCTGATAAGTTTCTTTTCACTCCAATCCGAGTAGTTTGTCAAAACACCCTTACAATGGCTCTTGGGAAAGTTGGTGAATCCTATAGAGTTCCGCACATCCAACCCTTCACAGACGATATCAAACTGAAAGTTGAAGAAGCTCTGGGCATTTGTTCAGAACAGCTTAAAGAATTAAAAGTTCGTGCTGAGCGTTTAGTTAGTGTACAATACAGCGAGAAGAAATTGCAAGAATATGTTGCTAAATTATATCAGCCTGAATTAATTAAGAAGAAAGAAAAGAATCTTCTTGGTAACTTTAGACCAATCGCTGATGATGTTTATACTGCAGTTCAACGCCAGCCACGTATTAAAGCCTCTCATGGAACATGGTGGGAAGCCTTCAATGGAGTTACATGGTACATTGATCACGAATCTGGTCGCGAGCAAGAAAAGAGGCTAGAGAGTGCGTGGTTCGGAACTAAAGCATCAACAAAGCGAGAAGCATTGGATCTCGCATTGGAAATGGCTAAGTAGCATCGTCATAGTGCTGCTCCTTGGGTCGAGTTGTCAGGAACAACAAGAGGTGCGTGTATCGCCAAATTCTTACTATATTCTGGAGACCACGACGCGTCTGCCTGGAAGAGTATGGTTTGATGAGTCGCCGGCATTCTCTCGTTGTTCTTGTGACTCGGCTACTTATTGTTTAACAGATGAAGACGTTATGATCGTCCACATGATTTATGCGCAAAACAATCAAAAAACAAATCGCAGAATTACAGATTGAGGATCCAATAGAAGTTTTTTGGAATGATGCGGGTGATCTCGATGGCTCTGGAGACGAAACTACCGCTTGGAGGCAATATGATGAAGCCTTAAATGCGTTAAAAGAAATCCCAGTTAAAACCGTTGGTTATTTTTTCAAAGCAACAAAGCACTCATTATTTATGGTGCATAACATAGAGTATCAAGAAAGTAAAGAAAAATATATTGCAAACAGATGTGTGATCCCAATAGGATGCATCACTGACATAAAGAGGTACTAATGGACACTGACCGAGAAGAAGCACTACGGAAGTATACAAAAGTATGGAATGATCGTAGTTACGAAGAGAATTCTTTCTATTACAGAGGAGGAGCCACGTGTGTAAAAAACGTTATTGCTGAATTAGGTATGAAAGAAAAAGAACATATTACTGATTGGGGCTGTGGTTCAGGACTCACTGCTAAATTATTTATTAATCAAGGATTTTTTCTACACGCTATAGACCTTGCTCCTAATTGCTTATCAGAGAAACTTGAAGAACAAACACGCTTCTATTTTTCTCAAGAATGTTTATGGGACCTATCAGATAAAGTCACTGATAGTGAATGGCTTATCTGTAATTATGTCTTAGAGCATTTACCAGAAAAGAAAATGCACGCTGTTTTATATCAAATGCACAAGAAAACAAAGAAAGGAGGTTTCTTTTCGATATCTTTAATAGAAGATGAATGGGGTCCAAAGAAGATGAATGAAGGTCTTCACTTGACAGTAAGAGCAGCCCGATGGTGGTATGATCAACTGTCTCGTTATTGGTCAGTTACTTACCAAACAAGTATTACTAATGAAACTATGACCGCGTATGTAACACCTAAAAAGGAGAACAACTATGCAGGATCCTGGCCGGAGTATTGATAAGACTCATTTGTCAATAGACCAAGCAGAAGATCGTGGCTTCATACATCGAGATTACTTAGCGCATTGTTTTCGATGGAGTCACGTTGTTAAGCATTTAGGAAAGAAGAAATTATACAAAAAAGCAAGAATAGTAGATATAGGTTGTGGTAAAGAGATACCTTTACTTAAGACTCTATATACTATGAAGATGACTCCGAAAGAATATATGGCGATCGATGTTAATCGCATTAACTTTCAAGACATCCACCGTAAAATTGTAGAAAAAATGGGAGATACTAATTTTCATTTAGAAGATGAATACGATTTCTCTGAAGACCTTTCTTTTAACCCTATTAACTTTATAGATCCTCATGTGATCACCTGCTTTGAAGTATTAGAGCATAACACCGTTCCTAAAGTAGTAAAAATTCTAGCAAATATACACGAAATAGCGACTAAAGATACTACTATTTTCATAAGTACTCCTGTCTTTAATGGTAAAGCAGCAGCTAACCATATTAATGAGATGACTTATGAATTTATGGAAAGTATTTTAAGAACTAGAGAATTTGAGATCATACATCGATATGGAACCTTTGCTAGTCAAAAAGAAATAGAACCAGTCCTGTATGAGACAGGAGGTAATGATTTAACAATAGCTTACGAGTATTTAAAGGAGTATTATGATAGCAACCTTTTATCTTGTTTTCTTGCTCCATTATTTCCTAAGTATTCACGAAACGTTTTATGGGAGGTCCGTATATGTGGAAACCAGACTTAATAGAAGATGTTGAGGAGTTTCATGAAAAGTACGGCTTACAATATGAAGAACAAATCTCTAGGCACTTAGTACCAGAAGAAAAAGAATTTAGAACTCGATGCATGTTAGAAGAATTACAAGAATATATTGCAGCAAACACTTTAGAGGAGGAAGTTGATGCTCTCATTGATCTTATCTATTTTGCTCTTGGCACCTCTTATCGTCATGGCTTTAATTTTTATGATGGGTGGAGAGAAGTCCATAGGGCGAATTTATCCAAGGTACGAACTCCTTCAAAAGATTGTTCGAAAAGAGAATTTGAATTAGATGTTATAAAACCAGAGGGTTGGGAAGCTCCTGATCTTGACCCAGCTATTAACACAGAAAAACTTAAAAAATCAATAATATCTCACTGGAAAGGACGATATGCCACAAAAAGACGAAACCTCACAGACGCCCAAGCAGAGCGGATCATTAAAGACTGCGGAAAACTACCCCCTGCGCCTGATGAAAGAAGCTGACTTTATTAACAAGACAGAAGAAATAGAAAAAGAACGCGGAAAACAGTATGGACATATATGGTTATCTCATAAACGGATAGGTGAACAGTTCAGAGTAGTGTTATCTGCTTACTATGGGAATGACTTACCACCAATTCCTCCACATGTTTGTTCTGCTATGCTGCTTGGTCTTAAGTTAATGAGAAGTATAACGCCGGTAGGTAAATTTCAAGAAGATGACTTCTTAGACATGTTTAACTATTTAGATTTCACAAAAAGAATGGATCCTAAAAACCCGGAGGCTACTGATGAAGACCTTGGAAAACACAGCGAATGATGCTTGGGCAGATGCTCTAGGTTCTGTTATTCATTCAGGCATTGAAATTATTTCAAGAGGGATGAATACTAAAGAATTAATAAATAATACGATG